ACTTTTGTTATGGTCTTGCTCTTCGTATATATCGTGCTCTTTTAATATATCGAAAAAATCCCTCATCGAACTTGCCCGGAGCGAGGGGTATGTTTTTCTACAAATTGTAATCGTCTTACCTGTATTTTTAAAAGCATAACCAAAAATAAGCCATAAAAGAATATTGTAGGTTTTACCACTTCTGGTACCGCCTTGTTCTATTGTTATTCTCTTTGTACTATTATCTAAATGCTCAAATACACTATTGCTCTGTATTTTCATTTTTTGGCTTTAATATCTCGACTTCAAACTTCCGCACCTGATGGCTGTTTTCACTTTCAACAAATTGCATTGATAGTTTTTTTCGGTCTTCATCTTCACATAAAACTTTGAACGCTGATATTTGTAAAGTAGCATTGTCTGAACCAACCCATTTGTTTAGCATATAAGATACTGCTTTGCTCTTGTTAGTTGTGATTGCTTCTTTAATGCTCTCCGATTTATCCAATTCAAGATTATAAAACTGTGAGTGTTGCAAGTCTGTATAATGTTGAAAAATGTGGTTAATCTTCATTATCTTATGCTTTACTACTATGTTTAATATTTGCTCTTCGTGTTGCTCTTTTGTCTTTCCCATTTGGTTATATTAATTATTTTTTTATCTTTGCTCTTATAAATGCGATATTAGTGTAATGGTTGCACGTTTAACATTCCAGTTAAGAAGTAAAGTTCGAATCTATTATATCGCTCTCATTTAAAGCCTTGCGTTCTGCGAGGCTTATTTTTTCTCCTTTGTACATTCCAGCTCCAACTTCATCTATTTTGCTAAATGGTAATATAGGAACTGTTATTTTACAAGTTTTGTCAATTAGGTAAATGTATTGTAATTGAAAGCCTTTTTGAACTTTTGCATTTAATTTTTTTGCATTTGTATGCGGTGTATCTGTTTGACTTAATCCTTTATTTCTAAATTCTGCTAACATATATTTATTTGAAAAATTTAATATATTGACTACTTTTCCATTAGGCAATACCCAGTTGTTTTTATTGGTTTTTAATCCTGTTAAACTAAACCCACTTGCTCTATAAATAGTCCCATCCCCACACTCACAAGCATTTGAAAAGCTTAATAACCATTTTATTTGAGGTGCATTCTTCTTAATTAATTTAATACTAATTGCAATACATCTGCTTTCAGAATATTTAGGTAAATAATCATCAAAAGCCATTCTATTAAGTTCTAGCATTTCATTCCACCCTGTATTTTCTACTAATCCAATAACTGCATTTTTATTTAAAGGACTTCCATAACTTAAAACTCCGTGCAATTTATCATCCAAAAAACAACCAAAATGCAACGAACTTGTATTACATACCTTACCCGAATAATGATGCTTTTTTACAAACTCATTAGCAATCTTAGAAGGTATTACTTTTACTATTATTTCCTTTGCTCTGCCCATTGCATTATTATTAAATAAAGTGCGTTACCGTTACTATTTTCGTTTCCTAAAGTTTCACAGTATTTATATTCTTCTGTTGCCTTAATATCTGCTATTGCGTTTTTAATCTGCTCCGCTTGTTCATCTGCAAGTGTAAAAGTCATTTGCTGAAACGGTGCTTTGTCTCCATCTGGCAAATTAAAGTCTGTTCCTAAATCATCACTATCGTTAAAATAAATTGGCAAATCTAATCCCCAATCTTGTAAATCATCTGTATTCCATTCATTAGCTAGTATATCCCAATCCCACTCTCCTCCAGATACATTGTCTTTAATTAAAAACTCTTTCTGTTGCTCTTCTGTAAGGTCTGTTTTTATAATTGGTATTTCTTTTAGTCCAGCTTCTTTGCAAGCCTTATATCGCATATTACCACCTAATATAACCATATCCTGATTAACTACAATTGGGCGAATGTTTAGCATTTCCGGAAAGTCTTTGACTGACTGAACTAACTTTTTAAACTTATCATCCTTTATCAATCTGGGATTATTCGGGTTTACTTTTACCTCTGTTATTTTTACTACTTGCATATCTTTAATTTTAATTCATTTTACTTTCAAATGTAAGCCATTCTATTTTACCTTCAAAATATAATATTCTGGCTATTATAATTTGTTGTACGTTGTCTAATTTCCGTGTTGGCGTTCTCAATGGCTTTATCTTTTCTTTTTTTATTACTGTTTCTATCTGGTCGCATCTTACACCGCATATTTTTGCGAACTCGGATATTTTTAGTTTACTCATTATAGTTTACGCAGTTGGTTATTTGCTGTATTTTAGCTTTGTCGTTTATTTCTTCTATTCTTTTTAATAAACTATACTTCGGGTCTACTGTTTGCATTATATTGTCTCTAATCGCTTCTAAATGCGTTTTGCTCTTTCGTAGCTTTTCAAATAACTTCACGTTGTGAAAAACTGTTGTGTGATTCATTTGCTTTCCGAAAAAGTTAAAATGATCCCTCACTTCATATAACGTCAATTTTAAATCTTTGTGCAGGATGTAACAAGCCAAAGAGCGAACGTCGACCAAATCCTGAGTTCTTTTGTTTTCGTAAATATCAACTTTGCAAAGTTGGTTTATAGATTCACCTATGTATTTTGCTTTATTCATTTGTTTTTAGTTTTAAAATGGGCATTTAATTGTTTCTTGTTTTGGGATTAAATTTTGGTATTCTTTTTTTATCTTTTCACTTATTGCATCACGAATGAATTTTCCAACGTCAACGTTGTAAGACTTCATTTTTTGCAGTGTTTTTAATTGCGTTTCTGAAATCCGAATAACCTTTGTTTTAGTATATATTTGCATAATTGTAATACATTTATAAGTGTTAGCGAATAGTTAGGGAACAGCTTAGCAATCGAACGTAAAACCGACCTTAACTGATTTAGCTTTTTCCTCTGTTGAAAACATTAATTCAGTTTTTGACAAACTGCCATAACAATTATATTCAACTTCTACCCACCATTTATTCCATTTGAATATTGGCTTACTTAATACTTTTTTTACTGTTCCTTCTAATACGTTCATAATGTTTGGTGTTATAAAGCCGATTCCCTAACAGCTAGTAAGCAATAGTCGGGCATCGTGATTAATTGATTAATTGTTTGTACTTGTTATTATTTTAGCTAACTCGAATAATTGTGATTTCTGACCCCAACCATCGCCTACTAGCGGAACGTTAGCGGTAATTGTCTTTGTACTTACCGCATCTATGGCATTTATAAACATCATTACCATATCTAATCCCTGTTCTACACCAACTATGTTCACAACTACCGCTAACAAATAATTGGCGTAATGCCTTTAGTTTTTCAATCAAATATTTTTTCATAACTATTAAGTTTTGTGTTTCAAATTAAATTTTCGTTTGGCACTACGCCAATTATCAGCCGTTATAACCAATGCTAACCGACCTCTTCTAAATCGAGCCTTGTTTCTCCAAAGCGTTTATTGAGTAAGCATTCTAATAATGTTCTTTCAGGCACTTTATAATATTTTCCATTAATAAATATTTGTTCGTGCATCAACGCTTCTAACATTGATTTTTTATCAAGTCTTACATAACAAGTCATAATTGTTCTTGTCTTTGTCGGCTCTTGAATTTCCAAGTAATTAGTTAAATCCATCATTATATTTTAGTTTATCGTTAATAAATCGCACTGGTTATAACAGCACCTAAATCGCAAGTCCGCTACGCTACGCAGCGTTTAGCTGCAAAATTACTCTGTTTTTAGTTTTAATAATAATTTGCATTCGATAAACTTCTCACGTGCCTTGTGTTTGTATATCTTTTTAAAAAGAGTAAATACTACTCTAATATAACTTTGTTTGCTTAAACAGTCTTTAAATGCTTTCTGAACCCATTTAACTCCATAACCTTTGCAAAAGTTTACATTGTCTGCCGTGTCTCCTATTATCATTTGCTCATAAAAATTGTATATGGCTTGCTCTTTCGAGATATCATAATAGCACTGATGGCTCAAATGATAATTGTAAATGATGCAAGGCAGTTGTTTGTAGTCTTTGTCGATGCTTACTATTATCACTTCGTTTCTACCAAACGTGTCGGTTAAACTTTTCCAATAGGTTGCAACTACATCGTCTGTTTCAACTCCATATCCTGATATACTTTCATAGCTTTCTTTAACGTACTCTTGAAGCTGGTTTAATATTGGAGGTATTTCCCTGCCTATTCTGTTTGCTTTGTAGCTCTTTGATATTTCCTTCCGGAAGTTTCCTTTTGCATTTGCAAATGTTATGACTTTATCTATTTCGTGTATCTCTTCTATCGTGTTGACAATTGACATAAACACTTCATCAAACTTTAGTTTAGCATTTTCTATCGTGTGATATTGTTCATCGTCTGGGTGCTCTTTTTGTCTGTAGCAGCTGGACCATATAAGGCTGTCTGCATCTACTAAAACTATCATAGATTTTCTATTTCTTTTTTAACATCTTCCCAATATTTTCTTTGTGTTACAAAATAAGCTATATCTTTGGGCATATCTTTAGTCGGAGAATACCAAAAAAACATAACATTATTTAATATCTCATCAACTGCTATTAATGCACATTGTTTAGAAATTGACGTACAAAGAATTTCATTTCCACATTCTGTATCTTCATTCATTAGAATAATTCTATATGAATTAATTAAATCTTCCGCTTTTTCTTTTGGTGTCATAATTACGGTATTAAACGGTTTATTTGCTCTTTTTCTTCGTCTGAATAGAACTCTACAAATTCATAATATTCATCGTAAAAAACTGAATACTTTAATTTAGGATGCACCATTTGCCATTTCTGTTTCATTGCGTTGGCTTCTTGTTCGTCTAATAATATTGTGTGCGGGTAGCCTTCTTCGAGTAGTACCCATCTTTTATCCTGTATCATAATTTATTTATAAGTTTTAATTGAAATTTTAGCTGCTTTCTTTTCGCTCTTTACGGGCTGTATATTGATTGAAATATCAATGTGGGTCAATTCTTTGTCTCTTGAAAATACGTCTTTCATTTGCTCGTATATCTGTGTCCAGTCCTCGTAGCTCATTTTATTATCATTTTTATAGATTCAATGTACTTGTAGCAAAGTGTTTTACTCTTGAACCGCTCCAACGCTTCTGGAAGTGTATAGGCTTCTATTATCGTTTCAATATCAGTGGCTTCATCGTTTCGCTCCGCCCAATAGGTAACTAAAAATTTTTTCATCTTTTTTGTTTTAGTGATTTTAAAAATTGCAGTTTATAGTATTCTGCTCCACTTTGTTTATTAAATTAAAAATTTATTTTACTATTTCCTTTTCCTAATACACAAATACAAATGCAATTAATAACTTTTGCTTTTGCTTCTTTTAAATTGTTAGCCATTACATAAACTTCATCCGCTTCGTTTGTTTTTTGGTTAAAGCTAAGTGCGATATAATTTTTCATCTTTTTTTGTTTTAGTGATTAATATTCCACAAAGATATAAATTAAATAGTTATAAACAACTTTTTTATAAGTTATTTTTATTTATTATTACGGCTTGGCTTTCAGTTAGCATATAAACTGGCTTGTTAACTTTGTTTTTGTTATCAAAGTAGGTTGTACTTCCAGCTTGTAAATTGTTTTCTTCTGGTAGTTTTAGCTGGTCTAAAAAATAAAGATAGTTTCCTTTGCTATCAAATACATAATAAAACTTAAGGCAGTTTTTTTGGCTCATTAGATGGTCGTATTTAAACTTTTCTAATAGTTTGGTCGGATAGTATTCATTTCTAATTTTAATCTCTACAATACAGTTATATCCTTTTGGTGTTTTGCCCTTTGCGTCGTAGTGCTCATACTCTCCGCCAGTCCATTCTAATTCCCAACCGTCTAAATTCAATAACTGAATTATACCCTGTTCCCAAACGTGGGTTTGTTCAATTGTCATAAATTAGATTCAATTCGTTTATCATTGATTGTATTCTGGTCGGGTTGCACTTGCAGGGATAGTCTACTTTTAGATTTTTTACCCGGGCGTAAATTTCGCTTATCATTCTGTACTCATCGTTTTCTAAATATGGTCTTTTTTTCTCTCGAAAAGTAGACCACCAATAACGGTCGTTTTGATTCATTTTCTTTTGATTCTAAAATTGTTTAATTTCTCTTTTCTTTTGTCGCAGTTGCAGTTTGGGTTTATCTTTTTAACCAGCCATTTTATGCCAGTGTATTTAAACACAAGTTCCAAACGGTCGCCTAATCTTAATTCATCCCAATAATCTTGAAATTCTTTTCTCATTTTATTTATCTTTAAAAGTTTCTTTGTAATATTGTTCTGAATTTATATTGTAAAATCTACAATCCTTACTTTGCTGGTCGCTTCTGCCATCTTTGTAAGCATTAATAATTTGATGCTTTTCCAGTTCTTTGGCTTGTTCTATCAATTCATACATTTCATTATGAACTCCTATTTTATGTTCTAATTTAACAAACTCACTTTCTAACCATTCTACCGCTGTTTTCATTTTATCTATATTGTTGTGGGGTTAGACAATAGATTGTAGCTATTAATACAATCACTATAATCAAAAATAATATTGGTTTTAAATTTTTCATTTTATTTCTTTTTAAATGTTTCGTTGTAGTATTCCTCAAATGCAGAACCATCTTCGTAATGAGATAAACTGTCTCTATCTTGATGAAATGCATTATTAACTTGTTGCTTTTCCATTTCTTTGGCTTGTTGAATAATATTTGTTCTATCTCTATAGACAAATTCTTCTGAATTGAATTGCTCAACTATCCATTCTACCGCTGTTTTCATTTCAATATTTGATTAATTATTAATACCCCAAAAGCTGCTATAATTGCTATTACACATAATTCCCAAAAGTCTGTATTGTTTTTCATTTTATTAAGTTTTTAATTTCAATTGCTACTTCGTTCCAATAGTTGCAGACGTCTGTTTCGTTTGCTTTTCTGCTCTTTTCAATATTCCCGTTAATTACATTTTTGATATAATAAGGAGGGTATTTTTTTAATAATAGTATTGCCCTATCTTTCGGCAAAAACTGTTCATTTAGATTGAATTTCATTTTTTATTTGCTCTTTTATAATTAATACTGTATTCCGTAAACTCCAATAGGTGATACCGACTTCTCGGCTTAATTCGCTTATTTGCATTTGTTCTACAAATACCTTTTGAAAGATGAATTTTATGTAAGTTAGATTTGCTTTTTGCCTTGTGTAACTTTCGATACTTTCAATCTCCTGATTCAATCTATTTAGCCAAGCATCTTTAGCTTCTTTTTTAAGGTAAAAATCCACCTCGCTATACTCTTTTATCTCTTCAGCTATATCTATTGTTAAATCGGTCTTTAAATGCTTTTTGCTCTTTCGTATATCG